GCATGTTTCTTCAAGTGGGAATGCTGTCCAGTCATCAGGCATAATTGTAATAATGTTACTCATTTTTGCTCCTTCACTTTGATACCAGCTAGCTTCATCTCTTCTACTGGGATTATAGATTTATCTTTGACAGTGATAGTCAATGAAGTTCCTCTATACACGAATACCTTGATTACATTAGGCAAAACTACGCCATTCCATAGATAGTTAGCTACAGGAGTACCAAGGTCAATAATGACTAATTTTCCAACTGTTGTTATCATTTATAATCCTTATGAAACTGTGTATGTTAATGGGTTGTTATTAGTATCCCAAGTATATGTTTCTAACGTAATTGTACCATTTATATCAACAGTACTAATTGTGTGAAGATTTCCATCTGGATAGAAAGTGTAGCTTTTTTCTTGAATAGGCTTTGTAGTAGATGAAACTACCTTTATTCCTCTGCTACCTTCTTTTCCTTCACTAACTAAATCAGAAGGTATACCATCATATGAGAATGTAGCCATACTATTGTCCTAAAGCGATTTCTTTACGCTTCTTACGGTTCTTTTGTAATAGATGAGTTCTAAACTGTATACTATCTGGCTTAGATGTTCTAGGTAGATTTTGTTCTTCTTCTTTTGGCTTAGTCTCTTCCATTTTAAACTCCTATTATATTTTAGCAATCTACTCCGAAGAGTAGACTATAAGATATTTAAGCGTTATTTTTTTTAGCAATAAACTTGAAATAGTCTTCTTGGCTAACTGTTTGACCAGCAACAAAACCGTCTTTATTAACTACAATCTTTGGTTCTGTAGCTTGAGGCTTTTCAGCCTCTACTACTTCTTCCTTCTTAGCTGCCATAGTCAATCCTTAGTTTGTTACCAATATTGCTAACGGGATATTCTTGCGTTCTACTACACGTGACCATGAAGTTGCAAGTGCAAGCTCAGCATTTGTAAATGACTCACCAGCTGGAGTACCAGTTGATTGGAATCCGAATGGGTGTAACAACCAAGTCTTACGCTCACCAACATACTCAACACCAGCACCATTACCTTGTAGACCTTCACGCATTACTTCAACAGGAACGTTTGCTGAACCTTCTCCATAACCAAATGCTCCACGACCAAATAATACAGTTGTGTACTTGAATCCATCTGTTGTTCCAGCTACTACAGGGAAGTTATCATCAACAATAACACGAAGACCCATATATGTAGGAATAGTCAAACGACCAGCACTATCAGGAATATAATCAATATCATCATTCTTAACCATTTGTGACATGATTGCTGAATGACAACCAACTGCTACCAAATCTTCTGCCATATCTCCAAGAGTATAAACAGCATCAGTAAATGCACCACGATTAAATTTAGTAGAAACAGTTTGAGCAGCAATGGACTCAGCAGCAACATTCTTAATCATATCTCCACTGTTAGAAGCGATATTATCAGCAATAATACCATTAACTGAAGCTATAAGACGTTTTTGCCATTGTTTCTTCCAATAAGAACCAAAACGATTACGAATACGCATCATTGGGTCACTACCAGCTATTTCACCAGCTAGGTCAGCTGAACTATACCATTGGTTCAAATATGCCATACGAGCAATTTGTTTACCTGTACCAATTTTATTTGGTATTGCAATTGAAGCAGGGTCATCATTACTAATATTTGGCAATACAGATGAATCAAGGTCATTCCAAAAAGGAACTTGAACTGTAGTTCCACCTTCTGTTGCAAAAGAGTTAAGCATAGCATTCATTACAACTATGCCACTATCTACGAATAGCGTCTTTTCAGGGCTATCAACTGATGTATAAGATTTATAGACCTCTGGTACTACCACGTCTGTTAAGCGAACTGTTGCCATGTATTATCCTTGTGAAAGTTTTTTAAATAAAACTGGGTCATTTCTGTACAATGCTAAACGCTGTGCATCATTTAACCCAGCTAATGAAGTGACCTTATTGCCACCACCTTTTGTATCTTGTGTACCTGAACCAGATTTCTGTTTATCCGCTATGAATAAGAACTTTAGTTCATCTGAATCTTTTAACTGTCTATAGCGGTCAGCTAAGCTCATAGGAGTACCATCTGCGTTCCTGATAGTAGTACCATCGTTAGCTCTAAACACTAATGTGTCACTATCGAATGAAGCGTTACTGGTAATTTCACTAAGCAGAATATCATAGGCTTTAGAGCCATTGACTTCATTACCTGCACCTAAGTCGTTAAGACCACGTTCAATCTTATATTGATTCACTACTGACTGATGTTTATAGTTTAATGACTCTTTCTCAGTCTGTAACATAGAAACCATATCTTCAAGCTTACGCTTTTCTGCTTCAAATTCAGCACTTCCAGTTTTTGTCTTACTTGACAAAGCCTTTTCTAATGCTTCTTCTGTTAGTTCTTCTAAACCAAGTTTAGATTTAACTAATTCAGCCTGTCTATCACGCTTAGATATAGTACCTTGTAGTTCTTTTTCTAGGTAACTCATTCTATCCAGATTAGCTCCCATTGAACCCTTAACACCTTTTACTGCATTCAATAATTCTTCATTACCATTTTCTTGAGCAAACTTTTCTAATACTTCTAAAGACATATCCATGTCCCCCTATCAATCATTGTACAAATGGTATCCACCATTGCCAACCGTATTTTATCATAAATAAAAATAATGCTATTTCTTAATAGAATTCTGATTCTCAATAGCAAGCATATTATTATCTATAGCCTTTTTACTAATGTCTGTCATCTCTTTAGGTTTAGGCTTAAATGTATCTGCTTCAATACGCTTAACCTCATCATCTACTGAGCCAATATCAATCAACTCAAATGAGTCAAGGCTTGTTAAGAATGTTTCTGTAGATAAAGCACCTGACATATATACTTCCCAAAGTAGTCTTGCAGAATCTCCACCATTTGATATAGCATTGAAGTCTTGGTTAACAATAACTCTAGCAGTTACTTCAATCGGTTCATTAACAATATCAGCAATAAACTTAACAGCCTTATTTAATCCTATCTCAACTACATTAGCAATAACTGTAACACGATTAGATGATTCAGCTGCTTCATAGAATGCTTGAGTAGCTGTTTTAACTGTTGTACTATCACTTGTAGCTGCTCGAATAACTCCAGATGTAATATCTTCCTCAATTACACTTAAATCGTCTTGTAAAGCAACCATTGAACTTCCAGATAGTTCTCTCCATTGGAAATCAGATTCATCTTTAGTTCCAGTAAATACAAATGCTTCATCTACTCCAATTACATATACAGGTTTAGTTCCAGTTGTATCTTCACCACCAGCTCCCCAAATCAATGGTACAGGAATAGCTGACATATCAAGATACTTATCTTTAAAGCTAGTTCTGTTCATGTGCTTAATAGATAGCTTAGCAATATCATACAATGGTGGAATATCACTTAATGACAAATCAATTATTGGAATATAATCAAAATCTGTATGTATTGTATCTTTTAGATACAGATTACCTTTTTCATCTTTACGCCAAATATCTACTATTCCACCATCTTTATATGCTCTCCACTGCTCTATAATTGATAGTCCAAAATCACCATAATCTTCTTGAACCAACTCATAAGCTACAAGTAGTGTATATTTACCAGAAGAATCAACTTTCCAGTTAATTACACTCATCCTATCAAGAATAGACACATATGGTTGTCCACCGCCAATAGGAGTATCAACAGCTAGATAAACTTTACCATCTCTAATTAGTGAAGTAGTCAAATCTCTAGCAAACTTATTCAATGTATCTTTTGTATTAATAATAGACAATACATTGTTTACTTTTTCACCAAAACCTACAGCATCAATAGGTTTTCTGAATATCATACCAACAAATGCTTCTGTAGCTCTTTTTACAAAGTTCTTTACAGTAGCTTTATCCTGTCTTTCAGTAAAGCTAGTTATTGACTCTCTAGGAGCTTGTGATAAGTATTTAACAGAAGTATCAGTTCCATCATAAATATCTTTTACAACAGCTACTTGTGAAGCGTACTCAACGTACTCAGGATGCTTAAATTCTACAGTATCACTTTGGTCTGCATATAATGCCATATTATGTCCTTTTTAAATAAGTAGACGTGAATGCATAGGTCTACCGAAGTATTGAAATTATAACCTAAATGTTTTTACCTTCCCAGAAGCTCTACTTAATCCGTATTTACGAAAAACAACATAGCCTAGTGCGTCTAGTAGATGGTCTACGTTATTGCTTTTTCTTGGATTTCCATTATCATCATAAGCTTGCTCATTCAAGTTGTCAACCAACTCTTTGCAAACGTTTGTATTAATAAATAATCTTCTAACACCTATTGAGTTACAAAACATAGTGTTTACAGCTATAATCCTATCTTTTACAGCACCATTCTTTGCTGGAGCATTGATACTAAATCCAGCTTCTCTCAATAGTGCAATATCAGACTTAGATGCATCAACTGTCTTTCTTGAGTTACCACTAGCATCTGGATACACAGTTATTGGATGATGACCATACCTTCTATTTATCTCCATTATCATAGATGGTGTATCTCTTTGGTTTGTTATCTCATCAACTATATACATCTTGTCTTCTCTTGAAACGCCTATTACAGCACTCATGTGACCAACGTTGAAGTCAAGTCCAATATGTATCCACTCGGCATTGTTAAACGGTGTATATGAACCATCTATTACTACATTAGTATGATTCAACTTATTATCAAAGTCAACATATACTTGTCCAGATTCAAGGTTAACAAACTCACCATTAAGATATGCTCTAATCAAATCTTTTGGATAAGAAGCTTCTAGTGACCGTATATACTCAGATGGAAGATATGGATTATCATAAGTAGAGCCTCTAATCAATTCATAGTCAGAAAATCCAAACTCTTCAATATCCTTTAATCTTTGCTTTTCCCATCTCTGATACGTAAATCTAAATCCCTCTGGTGTAGTATAAGCTGATACAGTATTTATGCCATTATCAGGTAATCTTTTACGATTACGAGATATAATCTTTACCCAAGCATCAGAAGCTTTATCAGCATCTAATGTATCTAATTCATCTGCATGACTATGATGTACTTCATAACCAATAATACGACTAGGATTCTCTAATGAACGAAATATTATCTGTCCTACTGATTCAATATCAATAGTTCCTTCAGATTTATTCAATCTATACTTCAATCCAGCATTAGCTAATATCTCCTCAAATCTAGGATACATAATCCTCTTAATAAGGTCAACTGTTGGCTCATATACAGCGATATAAGCATACTCATTAATCTCAAA